CCATATACTGGATACCCGTATTGACAACTAGGTTAGAGTTGCCCTCTTCCCACTTTAGATCGCCGTTCTCATCGTAACAAAGAACGTGAAAACGGCCAGAAGCAAACATCTTTTCCATGATTATGCGATCCTAATAATTGCAGTTGTGTTGGTGATAGCGGGAAACTGTACAGTAAACGTGTTAGTCGAAGTCTTATCAGAACCAAAATCTAGTACACAAATAGCAGGATTGGTAGCGCCGTTCGCTAGATAAATTAAAGCTCCGCGCGCAGTAACCGCAGTAGACCAGACGGCGTTATTGAATGACCAGTACGCCACCGTGCCGGTAGCACCAACAGTAGGGACTTGGTTAACAACAAGGACTTGCCCCCCAGCGGTGTACCCCGAGGCAGAAACCTCGCCAACTGATGTATATCCGGTTGTGGTCGCATCTAGCGTAGCCGCGTTTGTATACAACGCAATCTTAAAAACCTGCGTCGTACCCGTATTGAAATTGAACGTCCCACTAGGAAGCCCAGTCTTAAACGTGTTAGTAGTCCAATTACCCGTGAATGCCATCAGGTCACCTTCTGACGATACTGACCAGAACGGTAAGCATCTTGACGCTCAAGTCCGTCACCCAACCGTTTAGCGAGAGCAAGCGCTTCTTTGTACTTGCCATCATACAAAGCCATCATGTCCTGCTCACCTTTCATGAAAGTGTAGGCTTCAACAAGCGTACCGTACAACAGCACCGTATCAAAGTTATCGCCCAACCAAGTATTAACCGCAGTAACAATCGACGTTGGGTAGTAGAAGTAATGCAGCTCTACGTTGTATATGGCGTCTGGAGTAGGCCCCAGAATAAAAGTCAGCTCGGCTTCGTTTGTAGACTGTGGGCCAAATAGCGCGTAATACTTTGGCGTTGCCGTATCCGTTGGCTGTGGGTAGGCTTCGCGGATAAAGTTAACGTCTTTGTTCAACAAGTACGAATACTCACCACCTGTTGTGTACACCGCCATCGAGTACACAGACAAAAAGTCACCGGGGCAAGCAAGGTACTTATTCCCCGTTGCCGTCACCCCAGTCACGTTTTTACGTAGCGAAGGAAACTGGATCGTGTTGTAAATGCGCTGTTCCGCCTGCTCAATGAACGTATTCATGTCCGCAGTCGGGAACGTGTTCTCCGTATAATCAGAGACCGCAGTTACAAGCTGAGTGTAGTTCACGCCATCGGCCCCCGAGCCATCGTGCCTTTAGTAGCACATCCAGTACCACGGATTTTGATGCCGGTGGTTTTTACTTCCGGGTATGGCTTGGAGCGGAACTCGCCAGTACTCATGGCGACATCTTCTGGCTTGATGCGGTTGCCCGCGCCGTATCCGTCATTGCCCAGATCAACGCCGGCTTTGCCCGTCATATCGTGGGGTTCTGCGTAGACTTCGGCTGGGCCAACTTCTTTGCCGCCTTGTTTCATGCTGAACTTAGCCATCATTTGCTACCTTGGTTCATTGCACGCGACAGGTTCTTACCGTACTTCATGCGGTCTTCCGAGGTTGGGCCGCCAGCTTTCATCTTCTTAGCGCCCTTGTGCATACGGGCCTCATGGCCCCTAACTTCTTTCTTGGCTTCGACATCTGCGATAGCCTTTACCATCTTCCTATCCATGATGACTCCTATGTCGTCACAACCGTAACTGTACCCAATTCCACCCGCAAAACCAAGTTATTTGGAGTAAGCACCGTATCAAAACTACTAGCGCCGCCAACCGGATTCCAACCCCACTGAATAACTCTACTCCCTCCGCCCGCGTACCCGTCCGTCAATAGGCCGGCCACTTGGTAACTGTTGTCCTTACGAGGATCGCGCACCCCTTGCGGGTCGTCCACTGGGTACATGCCAAGCTGCAACTGCGGCTGATCTGGATCCCAACAACTAGGGCAAACCAACAGGTTGTACGTCTTAGTCTTGATTACTTCCTTCTTCAGCAAACTCAGCTTGTACTGAAATCCGCACCTGTCGCATATGGCAATCGAGTTCTTGCCAGACGAAAACCTGTTGCCCATTTACGGACCATACCCAATAAACATCTGGCGCGGCACCAAGCGCAAAGAAGCTTTCTCATGGTCTTCTTGTGCAGCCAACTCCCAAGCCTCATCGTACTGCATCTTCAACACTTCAAGCCGGTTCATACCATCCGGCACTTTCAAAGCGACGTAGTACGCCAGCCCAGCGGCCATGCAAGGAATAAACCGGAAAGGCACATCCATGACGTTGACACCACCGCCCGCATCCTGCGTGCGACGCATACGCCAATAAACAAACTGATACGTTGTGGTGTTGTCTGGCGTAGGCCAGACCGTGATTGCAGGAACCTGTTGCCAATAGACCGTAGCGCCCGCCGTGTGCGATGCCGCCGTTGTGTTTTGCTGTGCGCGGAAGCAGTTGTACAGCGTGTTGCCAGTGATGTATCCGTAGTTGATGATCTCGGAGTCGATCTTCACAAACCCAGCAGCGGGTAGGTTGGCCGCTGAACTCACCGTAATTGTGGTGTCTGTGCTGCTGATTGATGTGCTGAGCGTGGCGGATACTGGGGAAGTCTGTGCGTTATAGCGCTGCACCCAAACCTGAATGGGACGACCTTGAGATAGTTTGTTCGGCAGCGTGGCGTACGTTGACACGCTGATGCGGGTGATGGTCAGGTCAGATTGATTCGATGTGCTGTTTGCGTTTGTGCGGATTACGTGTTCGAGTAGGTCAACGGTGTCGTTGGGCAGCGGGTATGTATTCTGACCCTGCACGAGATTGATAGTGCCCTGCTCAATCGTCCACATGTTGATGCCGCGATTGGCCCAGTCTGCAAACATAAGGTTGAGCGACCGCCTAGCCGTGCGCAAATCATAACCAGAGCGCAGCTCCGAGCCAGCACGCTCGAACGCCTCCTCGACCAGCTCAGAAAGGTCGAGATTGAATGTGGTCTGGCCGGAAGTATTTGCCATGATTAGCTACGATACATGCCGTAGTTAGTGGGGTTTTGCTGCGGCTGACCGATTGGCGTATACCCATTTGGGTATTGATTCTGCGTGTTGTTAGATAGCAAACTTGGTAACCCGGGCTGCTGCGGCGTGCCGCCAACAGACACACTTTGTGGCTGCATACGAGGATCAAATGCGGGTTGCTGCATAGGCCCGGGGTTATTCATGCGCGGTCCGTTAGGGGTTTGTTGTGGGCCAAACGGATTTTGAAACTGCGGGGTAGAACTGGTCATGCCGCCGTCGGCATACCCAAAAATATTAAATGTTTCACCCGGATTAAGCTTTGCTAGCTCAGAAGAAAGCTGGCTTGACGACATCCCCATTGGGTCAATTCCGCGAGTACGCAAAAAGTTCTGCGCTATATCTAGGCCCACAGTGTTTGCGGGTTGTGTAGTAGTGGTTGGCGTGGTCGGAGCGGTCGGGGTAGTAGTAAACGGGTTTTGAAATGCTGGCACAGCCCCCATGCTTGGGGCGACGGGCTGAAACGGTGTGGGTGTGGTGGTGCGTGCCGCGTTTGCGTAAAAAACTGCCGGCGCTCCGTAAGTTGCCCCTTTTTGACTGAGATTTAACGGAGCTGATGCTTGTTGCCCAAACTGTGTGGGTTGATTAAACGACATCCCCGGAGTCATGAAGGACTTAGGAACAAATTTTGGTGTATTGGCTGCGACAGAACTTGGCTGCGACATGATTGGCCCAACAAACGATGGGCCGTAATTTGATGCCGTACTTGCTGGGGTTGAGGAAAGACTGCCCGTTACGTTAACTGATACTTGCGGCTGATAGTACTGAAGCATCTCAGCCATGGCCGCATTGTTTAGCCCGGTTGTAGAAATGCCGTAGCTTTTAAGCAGTGCAGCCGCGTTATCAGCGGTTAAATTTTGTACGACTGGTTTTGCTGTTGTGCTACCAAGTGGGGGTGTTGTGCCGGTGGTTGCGCCGGTGGTTGCGCCAGTAGCTGGGCTGGTTGTTGCGCCAGTAGCTGGGCTGGTTGTTGCGCCGGGGGTTGCGCCGGGGGTTGGGCCTATTGTTGGGCCTATTGTTGAACCGGCGGGCGGGGCCGCAGTCAAACTTGGCGTAAACCCCACTATACTAAGATTTGCTGCGTCGTCTGGGTAAATCTTGGCTAACGCGCTAACCAAATCAGCCGCATTCATGCCGGTAGTGTTAACACCCGCATTTTTAAGCACGTTTAGTACAACATCCGCGCCAACTGCATTTGTTGCCATTTGTTTAGCCCGTTTGGTTTATCTGAACTTAGCCGTTTTCTTAGCGATTGCTTTTGGCTGCGCTACGAATTGTTTACCTGCCGCTTTGCCTGCGCGCTTGGCTTTGGTCGTTGCGGCGTACTCAGCGGGGCTAATGCTGTTGATTGCTTTCTCGGGCAAATAACGCTCCCCCGTCTTGGATGACGGTTTACCAGACTTAGTGCGCCACTTCTGGTCGCCCCAGTCTTTAAGGGATTGCTGCGGAGGCTTCAATCTCGATACCCGCCGCCTGCGGCTTTATATTTCTTAGCGACAAGCTGCGCTTTTCTCGCGGACCAAAGCCCTGCGCCCGTGCCTTGCGTTGCTGCTGCCTTTACCTGAGACACAATCCGTTTACGCAGACTTGGTTTGGTGTAGTTACCAGCTTCGTTCACGTGGCCGCCTTTGGCGTACTGCAAAAAATCAGTGTTGTCGCGGCGAGCCTTGACCTTTGGCTTGGGCATCTTGCTGGGGTTGATATCCCCCATACCGCGACTAGCTCTCATTTCTTACCCGACATCCCGCCGCCGCACAGCTTCTGCACTTTGTCTTTTTCCATCATGTGCCCAGCAGCATGTTGTTTGCACAGATCCATGTGGTGGGTGTGCCCGCCAGCCGTGTACTGCTTAACATGATCGACAATGTGCGTGTGCGTAGCAGGGCCGGGTTCTTTTTTAAATTCAGGCTGTTTCATACAAATCGTCCTTTAGTTTTGCCACGTTGTGCGCAGCCGTCTGCGCGGGAAGAAGCTGAAGATACTGAACCGCCCTTTTTAAACCCGAGTTTGTCTTTAATAAATTTGCGAACGCCTTCGCGGTTAGCGGCGCGTTCTTCTTTGTTTGGGCGGCCTAAATACTTTTCTGCAAAAGAGGGTTCTTCTGGGGTTTCTTCGCGAGCCGGCAAACTAGCGTACCCTTCACGCAAAGCTGCGGCCATATCTGGGGACTGCATTCCGGCAGAGGCGACCATCCCGGTGTCACGTGCGGCACGTTTATTACCGAAGCGCTCGGCAGCGGCAGCGCTTTCTGCCGCAGTCATTTTTTCACCAAGCTCGGTGTCTTTACCTTCGCGCCCGGTCTTATATTCTGGAGCGCCGCCGCCTCGACGGGTCAGCCCGCGCTTAGCGTTAAGGTAGTCCCGAAGATTGGTGTAGTCCGAAGCTTCCAGTTCGGCTTTGCTGACGGTTGGTGCTTTAGCCATGATTACACCGTCCGTCCTTTCATTGTGGGCATCATCCCTTTGGTCTTACCTTTTTTAGCAACACCATCCGCACGGGCGGAAGCAGAACCGCCCTTCTTCATACCCATCATCTCCGCTTTCTCGTGTTTCATCATGGCGGCAGGAGCCCCCTTCTTTTTCATGAAGGCTACTTCTTTGCCAACCATTGCTTTGGACTCAGCCATGTCACCACCTTTTGAAAATTTGCGGCCCTTATCTGCCGCTGAGAAGTCCTTGCCCACGGACTGGGGGACGCCAACTTTCTTGGCAAAGGCGGGGCTGTGGGCTACAGCCTCCATGAAATTATGCTGGGATTTTGAACGACTAGGCATGTTTTTCCATCAACCTGTCAATCTTACCTTCAAGCCTATCTAACCTGTCCATAACACGGTTGATGTCGGCGTGGACTTCGGCTTTGGTAACGTACTCTCGGGCGACTTCTTCGCGGGTTTTGTTAACCAACACTTGAAGGCGTTGTATCTCGTCGTAAACGCTCTTGAGAAAAAACCCAATCACGCT